GTGGCAGTGATCTAAATAAACCTTAGCGTCTATTTTTCCACAGCACTCGCAGTAATCAGTCTTAAGGTTGGCAAAACCTGCCTTCAATCGGTTTTTTAAGTTCTCCCTTTCTGAGTAACAGGACTTGCAAACAGTCCCTAAACCATCCTTGTTAGTTAAGTGCCGATAGAAATATCTTGTGTCTTTTTCACCCCTGCACTTACTACACCTCTTCTTCTCATTTACCATAAAGTTAAAGCTCTCTTGTGTCATTACGCTACCTCCGTTAATGTAAACGTATCAGTATTAAACCGCATCATCCCTGCGTTGCCTTCTTCGGAACATGGACGGTTCTTCTCAATAGATAGATACGTTGTGTTACGCTCCTGTAGATCGTCAGATTCTTTGTCACGCTTAAGATCAATGATAACTGACGCACGTTGACCGATCATACGACAGTATTTCATCTGACCATCATCGTTAGTGTGGGCGATAGTTACGATACCCACGTTTAACTCAGCCGATAGCTTAGACAGTCGTACCGATAGATCAGCCAGCATTTGCTCTTTGCTCTCATCTGATGAACCCACAAGCACATCTTGGATAGGCTCAAAGAATACAAACTTAACACCACAGGCTACAGCGAAGTAACGTATCTGGTCGATCAGGTCTTCTGCACCTTGACCATCACTAAGGTAGAACTGATAGAAGTTCTCATCCTTCGTTAGATCACCAATGGCTTTAACCACCTGATCCTCTGCGTCCTTCTCTTCGATCAAGTCCCTGCGTGTCAGATTGTCATTACACTGGTAAGACACAAGACCTAACAAAGATCGTAGCTTGGTTTCCTCTAAGTGCCATGCAGCAATAGGAACCTCACGTTGTAACATGTTGTACTCAAGGAACCGCATGATCTCCGTCTTGCCTATGCCTGTAGGTGCTTTGATTACCGTGAAGTGACCTTGCATGAGGCCAAGTATCTTATCGTCTAGTGCTTGGATACCTGTAGGTACATACTGATGCTCAGGTGTATCCTTGTACAACGACAAGAAGTCCTGTGTACTGTTCATCACATTCTCAGGTGTGAACTTACGAGCGTTCCACCATGCACTCTTGAAGTCTGCTGCCTTACCAGCCTGTAGGAACTCGTTAGCATCTTTGTATGGTCGATGGTCAACACGATAGACTTTGTTGGGGAACAGCTTTGCTATACGGTCAGCAAGAGCATTACCAGCGTCATCATTATCAACCGACAGGATGATCTTCTCGAAACTACCTAGCCAATCCGCACAGTTCTCCCACAGCTTCTTAGAGGGCGTAGCAGAGGGTAACGACACAACAGGGTTAGTGTACCCGCTCTTGAGTATTTGTGCCACTGAGAGAGCGTCTAGTTCACCCTCAGTGATCGTAACCATCTTAGAGCTACCTGCGGTAAAGAAGTTCATACCGAAGAGTTCATCACCCTTGAATCCAGACTTAGCGTAGAAACCCTTTTCGTCTAGCTTACGAACTTTAATTCCCCCGCTGGGGTACACATACTCCTGACGATCACAATACGTTAGAACACCGAAGTCCTCCATCGTCTTGCTGTTGATGCCACGCATGTTAGTGTAGCTACCCTCACCAACGTCTTCTATACGCTTGGGGGTAAAGTTTGTTGCATTCATATCATAATCCTTATTTCCACTGACGGGGTATCTGTCTTTAGCCCAATCAAACATTCGTTCTTTTGATGGGTATCCTCTGTCACAAGAGTGACACTTACCAAATCCATCGGTGTTCCAACTAAAGGCGTCAGAAGAGCCACATGACGGATACGGGCAAGGTTGTGATCCATGTTCGGACATACGGCCCTCCTTATTTAACGACAAGTTCTAGTAACTATAGTTATAACTAATGTTATATAACTACTAGAGTAAATAACTATAGTTAGTAACTTAAGTAACCCATACACTTACTTATAGGGATATATCTTGAGATATTATTCATCACGAATTGTTACAGTACGAACTTTCTTAACTTTCGTAAAGCTGACTCCTCCCTACGAAATACCCAAGTCTGGTTGTTTCCAGTAAGTATAGCAACATCATCTTGTGTCATATCACCAAAATACCTCATTTCTATAACCTCCAGTTCCTCTCTCGTTAATTTTTCACGGGCAATCTTTATTACATAACTTGCAAGCTCTTTAGCTTCATACCTAGAGACATGCTCTCTGCTTGAAGCTCCGTATTCCTCACTGTACTGACCAGATGTTGACGACAAAATAACTTTGAGCCACTTGTGTCCAGTTTCAGACATATCACCTTTAGCTTTGTCGTTTATATCACGGGTAAGTCTACGGGTGATATTGTGTGCTGGTACTGCAACAGGTAGAATATCAATGTTTATGTAATCGTGCATACGTCTCTTAGCTTCCCTGTATAGGTGCGCTGGATGCACTTCCTCATTATCGGCTAGTATCTCGTAGCACTTTAGTACACCCTCCTGAACTATGTCATCACGATGCGAATGTGAGTTAAACCTGTTTGCCACACGCTCACACATTTCTAATATCTCAGGCCCAGTTAAGCTCATACTCTATCTCCAAGTTTTCTAACTCTCGTTGTCTCTTTCGGATCAGATACACAGCTTCCTCGACTGTGACATCCTCAGACTTATCTAGCGCCCTAATGAGCCTCCTCATCTCTTCTTTGGTCATAGCTTGTCCTTACCCTCCAATTGATTGATCCGCATCTGTGAGTATCGTATGACCTTCTCAAGGTCTGTGATCTCGCTCTGCACTTCGTCCATACCCTCGTACAGCTTGTACCCCGCACGACTAGCATACTTAATGATATTCCCACGCCAGAACTCAAAGCCATTCAGCATGATGTATGTGATAGGCTCAATTTTCCACCGTGCGTAGTGCTTAGGTTCATTCACGATGTCTGCTGTATGTTCTGCCATTACGTTCTCCTTAAATGGTTCATGCTCTGCTAACACTTTATGCCACTCACTGTTTATCATGTAGTGCCTCCCACGATACAGGGAATAGCTCAAGCATCTTCTCGCTGATTTGATCTGCTACAATGCGTGTCTCAGCCTGTGTGTCAGGTTTACATCGTAGGTTACACATCTTCGCTATAGCCCCAACCGTTCCGCTCCAGAACCACTCGGTGTACATACTCTGTGGTAATACCATACGAGCCATCTCTGGGCTTACACCCTCTTCAATTAGCGTCTGGTACGTCTGGAACTGTCTG